TCAATTCAACATTTTTATTAGTCAAGTAACATATGCTAGGCATGTATAATGTATCGTCATAATCAGCTACTTTTGTGTAATAATAAACTTCTGTTTTGCTATCATAGAATTTTTGTTTATTGGAGTTTTTTTCTGCTTTAATATTTATGCCTTCTCCTGTTAGATTAAATTTTTGATTACTTTTAAAGTTATACAAGAAACTAGTATTTAATGAATTGTCGTCTCGAATACTTAATCCGTTTGTTTCAACTTCTAAATTAAATCCATATATTGACGAATTTCTTAAGTATAAACCGTTAATAATATTGTCAGCAGTTGTGTTAACACGAATATTATTGCATTTTATAAGAGTATCTTGAAAAATAAAAGATGAATTAAGAATATTTTCTAAATTCCATTTGTTACTGTTATCGGTGTTAATTATTGTACAGTTTTCCATTACAAAATCTTTTGTGCTTCTCCCCCCTCTGATCACGCATCCACTTACTAAGCAATTATATAACTTACCACTACCACCACTTCCAATTCTCAAGTAACCAATCTTGCTGTCTTTGATGTTAACGTTACTCATTTCACCGTTTGAGTATTGTATACTTACTAAGGAATCACCATGAATTCTGTCATATGTTATATCGCTCATAGTATAAAGACCATGACATTCACTATTAACACTGTAATATTTATCAGTATAAATGTTTTTAATAATAACGTTGTTTCTGTTTTCGTATTCGTCAGGGTATGTCATTCCGTTAAAAAATTTACCATTTGAAATGCCAATACACCCAAAAATTGAACCTGTTATAGATGGCTGTCCCCACCCATTGAAAGTTATAAAAAGATTATCAATAATTACATTATTACCGCACACACCAATGCATGTACCGAATCTTGAAATTGACGAATCAATCATCTTTATAACGCTATTAACACCACAGCCCACAACTGAAACATTACTAGGAATAAAAATTGTGTTAGAAATAGCAAATGTTTTAGGTGGGATGTATAAAATACCACCATTGTTTTCATTTAAAAATTTAATAGCTTTATTAAAAGCCGTTAAATCATCTGCATTGCCATCTCCAACAGCACCATATAATAGTGGTGTTACAATATTAAAAAATTTTGAATTAAATATTTCCAATAATGTTCCGTTTTTCGCCATTTCGTCTAGTTTATTATTAATTTCATCTTGCACATTAAGATTTTTAAAATAATCGTGTACATAATCATGTAAATCATTAAATGCCTGATTCAAGCTGGTAAAGTTTTTCTGCATATCAGCCCATTCTTTTATCACCTTGTTAAATTCAGTCAAGAACCAGTCCTGATTTAATTCATGAAAATTTGTATAAGGTCCTAACTCCATGCTCATATCTTAATCCCTCCTATTAATAAATCATCAAACAAAAATTCTCAACAAAACTCTCAGCAATGATATCATAAATATTAAACATTGCAACTTCTCTTTCACTCTGAATCATCTGCTGAGAAGTAGTAACACCAATATTTCCATGCGCTCTTCCTGTCCTTTTATGTGTCAAGTCTCGCTTGCTTGTCCCACTCTCATTCTCCGTAGTACTCCCAGAACCATTAGTGATAGTATCACCATCACTAATCTCTTTCGCATGGTCAGCAAGTCCGGCATTAAAAGCGGTATTCTGTTCTGTCACTGTTCCTGAGTTTGTTGTCTCATTACTGACAGTGTTTTTGATATCATTGTTTCTGGAATTCGTTCCGGTTTCAGCATCGGTATCTGTCCAGTCCTCCATACGATCATAGTTCTCGATAGGATTATATTCTAGTAATGTAGTATCATATAACTTTTTCCAGTTATACTGATGCTTCCTACTCCACATTCCAATCCGCATAGCAAAAAACTCAAGATTCGGATAAAGCACTTCCATTTCCCTTGACCTCATGCATATAGTATCAATTGCAATCTGTTTATCCATCCCATCAGGAACATTAAACTCATTGAAAAGAGTATCCTTATAATTATACAGCCCCTCTACTGTCATTAGTGCCATTCTTCTCACCCCCCTTATTCTTTGAATTCGGATCATGCCTCCAATTAACACTCACATCAACATCAAACATTTTCTTAACATCTTCACAGCTTTTCTTCCAACCATCGAGCCACATTTCCATTCTTGTACTTGTTTCTACATCATTGCTTTCTGCTTCACTGATAATCATTCTTTCTTTCTTGTCACTTCTAGCACTGGGAATTCCAATCTCTGTACAAAAGAGTTCTTCCAGTCTCCTGAGTGTATCCAGAACATCACCAGCAATGTAGTTTTGCCGCAGATTGTTTACGAAATAATCCCACGGTTCTTCTGTAGTATCTCCCCTCTGAATACGTAGCTTTTCATCGTAGAAAACTGCAAGTTCACCACGCATGACCTGATCCATTACTTTTTTAAGTGCTTCTGCACCAGCTTTGTTCCTTGCCCTGAACACATATGCAAGTTTAGAGTTCATCACATTCATGTCTAGGGATTCCATAGCGATAGCCATTTCATCCGCATACCTTCCAATCAAATCCATGATGCCGCCATAATCAGACGTACATTTAAACAATACACACTGTTCACCGATTACGGGTTCGAGCACACCTTTAAGCAGAGGATTACTAATTACTGCTTGTGCTGGACGATAGAAAACATTGTATCCTTTAAGCGTACATCCCTGTGGAATCACACCGAATTTGTCAGTGTTAATGATCGCAACCGTCCCCCAGCAATATAGGCAATACAAAAAATAATCCTTGTCCCAATTATCCGGTACGTCCCATTTCATCACAGAAATTGCTTTCTGTAAAAGGTATCTCTGAAAGTACCAGAACAAACCAGTGTTCTTGCAATGGTTTGTACTCGGACTGATAGAACTATTGTATTGATTAATATAGTTATACATTACAGGGGCGCCTACTCCAACATAATCGCATCCATACATTATAAATCACTCTCCTGTCGTAAAATATTTATACCATGCTCTAGCATATCCAGCACGCTCCTGATGTATACTAGCTGGTCTTTCATAATTAGCTTGGAATGCTAGTGCAAGATATCCAGCATCCTGTGTGCTAGCACTCCACTGTTTCCAACTCAACGGATATGCACCAGTACTATACCATTGGGGTTCAATTCCCCAGTTTTTAATCCCACTGCTTTGTTGGAACTCTGCAAAAATAACACTCAACTGCTTTTGTCCATCATACCAATCATCGTGAGAACCATACAGGACGTCAAGAACGTGATACAAGTCTGTCGGTGGTGTCCACTGTACAAGTCCATGACCTGTTCCACCAACTTCTATCAGGTTTGGGTTGAATGTAGATTCCTGTTGAATGTTTCCGCAAAGCCCAGCTATTGCATTTACTGACCATCCTTGAGCTAAAAAGTAAGCTTTTATTGTATTCGCATTGTTGATAGCTTTAGGATTATTTCCGCACAGTTCGGCAGTTGGATCGCCAAAATATTCACTAGAACCACCAGCAATCCAGTTACCACCAGAAAATGGAAACCTGTAACAGTGAGTGTATACCAGTCCGCTTTGAATTGGATATGTGTTAATACTTACCTGATCTGCTAAAGGTCTACCACTTTTTCCATGTGCGCCCATTGTATGACCGCCATTCTCAGTATCATGTACAATCTCCGTATGCTGATGTTGACTTGAGTTTACTACCAAAATATCACCAGTCTGGAACTCAAAAGTTGAAAAGTCGTTAATGATAATTTCTTTGAATCCAAGTTGTTTTAATGTTGATCCCATCGTATAAGTTGTAAAAGGCCATGCGCTTAAATTTATCTCAAAACCGGCATGACCTAAACCATACCATACAAATGATGAACAGTCATAATACGTGATTCCATTAATGGTCTGTTCGTTTCTATAATCTTGATCGTATCCAACGTTTGGAGCATTACACTTTTCAATCCACCAACTCATAGCCTGAGACATTAATCCACCAATTGCACCAGAACCGCCACTGCCCCACGGGTTCTGTCCAGCATTCGCACTTGTCATTAATGCAAGAAACAATGAAATGTTACTTGCTGGAAAACTACGCATAGTATACACCACCTTCCAAGTATTGTTTGATCTGTTCTTTTTCAGTTCTGGTTGCTCCTGATACAATGATACTTCCATTCTCAACCACATAGTATCCAGCACCGAGTTCTGACATAGTGCCATTTTTCATATATGGTCTTCCGTTGTCTGATCTGTCCTCATCAACTAATTTATAGAAAATTTCGTTGATAACTGGTGCACTTGCAATACTAATCAGTGAACTATTCGCACCTTTTGTGTTAACATCGGGAATCGCACTCTCAACAGCATTTGCAATTCCAACCGCAGAGCCGATAAAATTTCCAGTAAAAAATGACGCAATACTTCCGATAATATCACCACCAGATTGTATCACATTTGTTCGCAAATCACTAACTTGAATGTTCACACCAACTTGTGCATACGCGGAATATAATGATATATCACCAGAGTTAACAGTTATATATCCTATTCCACTCATACAATCAACAATTTTGTTAACTGTTACGGTTGATGATGTACCAACTTTTCCCCCGTCTATCTCAAACGATCCCCAAGGATTAATGATTATTCTGATGTTCCGATACGGTGAAGAATTTAAAAAAGTTCCTCGGGATACTTGAGGATGTTGTGTTACTGGCATCGTGAAAGATTTTCTGTAAAATGGCAGATTGCTTAGTTTGTATGCATCCACTGTCACTTCCCAAAAACCGAACTTGACTGCCGTTACTTTTTTACTTCCAGCATCAGCATTAAATGGAAACCACATCACACTTGTCAAATACTGGAATGGATTGAAAAGACATTTTAGTAAGCTTTCTGTGATCTGCTGACCTGAGATATTAGCCCAGTCAATTGTCGAAAAGATTTTATTGCAGAAAGAAGCAAATTTTGTGGGTGTGAATCCGTAAAAGTTAGTCAATCCATCTTCGCCCACAATACCACATACAAATGAACCTTGTGAAAGTCCATATTCACTTGCCGGAAAAGCACCATCAGTAACCAGTGTATGTGTCATATCTGGTGTGGATAATGTAGGATAGAGTGTGTCCATGATATCCCCGTCATAAGAGGTGGACGATCTCAGGAAATACAAGTTGGTACTTGCAATCGTATCACGGTACGATGCCAGCACATCAACAGAACAAAATGCAACCCATGTGTTATTAATATATTGCCAGTCCTCTATCCAATATGATCGTTCGCCAAAATCGGGAATTGTGCAATAGTTCCAGCTAGGAACACTACCACCGTTTCTCAAAATGATCTGTGGCTTCTCAATGGTACAAGATTCATTTATGTTACAGTTAATGGCGGTAACTGTACCGCCAACAACTGATGTCGAATTGACTTTTTTGTTTGCTGTCTTAAAGTTTACAGTAACCGCCATTATAATACCTCCTATTCAATCACAAATACGAGAGCATTCTCCGTCATGTCGTTCCAGTAACGATCTGTGAAATGATAGTAGATGTTCCAGTATCCGCCAGCACTGTTAAATGGTGTGGTGCTACTCCACTGGTTAATGGTAGTCAACCCCATTGCTTCCTCATCAAAAAGGACTGCAAATATATTGCTGATAGCCTGTGCTTCACCCTTTTCAACTGTTCCAGTTGGTGTGATTACGCTTGGTGTGACATTGATCCCCATTGGAGTTTCCAATGTCTGCCAGAAGTTAACTTTTTCATTGGTAGCAATCTTTAGATACTGGTCATGAAATGTATTACTTAATACGGTAGTATCCGCAGTATGTAAATCAGGACTAAACATCATGATATTCTGCATACGTAAAGGTGTATGACGTGCAATCTCTTTTCCGGTGATGTTCGCATGGAAACGGGTAGAACGCTCAGTGAAGAAATCCATGTATGTCATAATCTTTGCACAAGCCCAACGATAAAAACTAGGGAAATTTGCGGCTTTTCGTACATCATCTGCCGTGAGCGTTGAACCGTTCTCATCATTATACATGGTCAAAAGTTTAATCACATGTTCGCCAGTGTATCCTGCGGTACTAGCGGCAACTCCTGTCTGCCAAATGTTCTTTGCCCCGATAAAGTTTGCAACGCAAGCACGTGACATGCTTTCATGCGCCTGTTCGATCATGTCTATTGTATTCTGAGTATACATGGAAACAAACTGACCGAATTCATCAGGATTACGAAAAGCCTGATCGAGCTGATCTCTAAAATAAGTTCTGTGCCGCTGGAATACCTGACCACCGTAGAAGTTAGTCTGTAAAACTTTTCCTTTTTTGATCTTGTACATATCAACAGCGGTATCATCTGTCAAAGGCTGTCTCTGATCGTCTTCCCAATCATCATCGAGCATTCCAAGCTTACGAACATGATTGCCCCACTGCTGAGTTGTTCTCCTCAAACCTTTAAATTTTGCAGAATATGGACGCACTGAAAAAATTGTACGGTCAAGAACCTGAGAAATTGAGTCCATGATCCTGTCATTTCCAGCAAGTAAAGCAGTCTGAGCCTGAGCCACAAAAGAGCTTGTGTCTGTTGCTTTCATGGTTTCCATGCCTGTTGCCTGTTTTACAATATCATTTAATACTGTGCTGATCTGGTCAAAAGTTAATGTGTTAGCCATTATTTATTCCTCCCATCTGTCAATCCCTCATAGTTTGGCGGATTGATTATACTTGCGATAGCATCCTCAGTGGTCACCTGTTTAGGCATCTGATTTTGCATCATGTTTACATTGTTATTCTGTACTGATCGCGTGAGATTTTTAAGTGCATCCAGTACGTCATTCTGCTGTGAATTCTGCGGATATCCGCTGTATGCATAATAACCGTTTGGCATCTGCTGAGTCTGTACCGGCATCTGCTGAGTCTGTACCGGCATCTGCTGAGTCTGTACCGGCATCTGCTGAGTCTGTCCGTTCATTG